GCTTGTGCCCCGCCAATTGGTGGTGGCCCCCGGTAACGTCTTCCAAGCCGAAGTTCTGTTGAAGAGCGTCCTGCGCTCTGGTACAGCAAACAACGACCTGAACCCTGTCAAGTCTATCGGCTTGCTGGACGAAGGCGCTGCTGTTATCAGCCGCTTGACCAGCCCAACGGCGTTCTTTGTTCAGACTGATGCTCCTGAAGGCATGAAGCTCATGATGCGTCGTAAGCTTGAAAAAACCATGGAAGGTGATTTCGAGACTGACTCTATGCGCTACAAGGCTACCGAGCGTTACATCCCCGGGTTCACCGACCCGCGTGCAATGTACGGCACACCCGGCATGTAAAGCCAAGTGGGGCGGGAGTAAAAAACCCGCCCCTTTTTTTTATGTTTGGTCAAACTTTTCAAGGAGCAGACCATGCCTCAATTTTCAGATGATCTATTTCTGGGTTCCGCCCTTACCGTTCAAGGTATGGACTCCTACCCTGCTGTTTCAACTTTCACTGGCTCAATTGCTACCACTACATTGACCGTTACCGCGATGCTGTCGGGTGACCCAATTTTTGTTGGTATGTTTATTGATAGCTCAACGTCCCTTACCAATGGAACTTACATTACCGCTTTTGGTACGGGCACAGGTGGTGTAGGAACTTACACCGTAAGCGCCTCACAAACTGTAGCAAGCGCAACCATCATTGGTTCGGGTAATGCTTTGTTGTCAAACCCATCCCCAATGAGCGTAGGTGTTGGCCCTCTGGGTCGCATTTATGTTTGGGACGCTGTGCCACAAGCCAAGCTGACGAACAACATTGTTGCCGCTGTTATCACAACTGCCACCACGCTCACACTGGCCGCAGGTGCTGGTGTGACATCCGCCACGATTCAAGGCGGCGCAACAGGCTTGCAACTTGACTGCCCTCGTGCGGTTTCTACAACCACAGGTGCTGGTACTCCGACTTCTGTCAACATCACCGTCTCTGGCTACGACTACTACGGTCAGGCCATGAGCGAGGTGATTGCAACAGGAACAGTGGCATCAACAACTGTCAGCGGTAAAAAAGCCTTCTACCAAATTGCCAGCGTTGTCTCTTCTGGCGCAAGCGTGGTGACCGTTGCGGTAGGTACAACCGACATCTTGGGTGCACCATTGCGCATCACTGATCGAGGTTACGTTACCCGCGCTGGTTGGGACAATACTTTGGCTGAAGATGCTGGCACTATGACTGTTGCCGCCACTGCTACAGCAACCACCACAACTGGTGATGTGCGGGGCACTTATCTGCCCTCATCGGCGGCGGATGGTATCAAACGTCTCGTGATGGGAATCGCCCTCCCTGCAATTGCAGTAGGCCCAAATGCAACCCGTGTTGGCGCTCTCGGCGTCACACAAGCATAAGGAGAACGACATGGGTCAATTTAAACCAATGGTCAAAATGGAGACCACTGAGCCTTCAGTTGAGCTGAAGCTCAAAAAAGGCGGCAAGGTGGCCAAGAAGGCTGACGGGGGCATGATGGGTGCGCCCATGAGTGCTGGGGCCGCTATGCCCCCTTCTATGCCTGCCCGTGGCGGTATGCCAATGGCTGGCTCGCCAATGAAACCTTCGTTGGCTATGCGTCGCCGCGCCATGAAGGGCTTGCCCGCTGGCGCTGGTCCTGCGGGCCCAGTTGGTGGCGCTGCTTCAATGCAGCCTTCCATGTCTGCGCCAATGTCGCCTCAGATGCCGCCTTCTGCCTCTCCTATGAAAAAAGGCGGCAAGGCCGACATGGGCCAAGATAAAGCTATGGTCAAGAAGGCTTTTAAGCAGCACGATATGCAAGAGCATAAAGGCGGTAAAGGCACAAAATTGTCCCTCAAAAAGGGCGGCAAGATGGCCACTGGCGGCGTTGTTGATGGCCAAGGCGGGTACGCCAAAGGCGGCATCATTAACACTGAAGGCCAAGGCGGAAAGTACCGCAACACCAAAATGGACACGGCCAAACCTGACCGTTCACCCGCCAAAACTGGCGCAGTGAAAAGCAGCAACGGTGGCGGCTATGCTACTGGCGGTGTTGCAAAGTCAAATGGCGGCGGTTACAAAACGGGCGGCAAGATTAAGAAAATGGCTGGTGGCGGTTTGTTTGACCAGCTTGGCGGCGCTTCCACAGGCAAACCTGCGCCGGGTGGTTTTGGCTACGGCGGCAGTGACGCCCGATCTGGCTTGGGCGCTGTGAATGAGGGCGCTTCGACAATTGGGGGAGCTTTGGACAGCATTTCAAATTCACTTGGCACCAGTGGCGGCAACGAAACTTATCCTACTTTGCCCATGAAGCGCGGAGGTAAAGCGTCAAAAAAAGCCTACGCGGCGGGGGGAACTGTTAATTCAGGCCGTCCCGTCGCGATGCCTCAAGGCCGCAAGCCTGCGTCTAAGCCTGTAAGAATCAACGAGCTCGCTGGTACTTACAAGGCTGGTGGCAAGGTTACGCCTGCGCAAGGTCGTTTGCAAAAAATATCTGCTGCTGAAAATGCTCCATCGTTTCGTGCCGCAAAGATGAACACAAACGAAAAGTATGGCCCAGCCAGCATGATGAAGCTCAAGGATGGCGGCACTGCTGATCTATCCAAGGGCGCTTACGACAAGTCGATTGGACCTGATGCTGACGACATAAGCATGGCACGCTCAATCCGGGGATTCCCCGGCAAAGTGTTTGACAAAGTGAAGGGCGTGGCTAAAGACCTGTTCTCCACCATGCCAAAGACCGACAGCGTGACCAAAACCAAAGAGTCAGTCACAGTGTCACCCGCTAAAAAGCGCGGTGGTGCTGTGAATTGCTGAAACAAGGTAGGGGCTTCGGCCCCTGCTTTTAATTGGAGATAAATTATGGCTGATGCAGTTGGAAGTCAAACGCTCTTTGATGGTGAGCGTGTTGCAATTATGAAATTTACAAACACCAGTGATGGCACTGGTGAGACCAATGTTGTCAAGGTTAACCCTGCGTCGCTGACCTCTTCGGGTTCTGGCGGTGCTTGCGACCGCGTCACGATTACAAAAGTCACTGGGTTGACGCACGGCATGGAAGTGCAGTTGAAGTGGAAGGCAACTACGCCTGTAGTTATTGAAACAATCCCACAGAACAACTCGTACACGCAAGACTACAGCAAAATTGGCGGCTTGACCAACAACGCTAGCACTGGCGTTGACGGAGCTATCACGTTCACCACGCTTGACGCAAGCGCTGGCGACACCTACACGGTGGTGCTGGAGATGGTCAAACACTACGTCAACCCTTTGGGCTGATCATGCCAAGCAAGTCACCAGCTCAACACAATTTGATGGCGGCGGTTGCACATAACCCTGCGTTTGCCAAGAAAGTGGGCATTCCCACAAAGGTCGGCAAAGAATTTGTTCGTGCTGATAAAAAGATGGCTGACGGTGGTGGCGTGAACGCGGCTGGAAACTACACCAAACCCGAGCTTAGAAAACGTATTGTTTCAGCGGTTAAGTCGCAAGCTACGCAAGGTACTGGCGCAGGCCAATGGTCTGCCCGTAAGGCCCAACTTGTGGCCAAGCGTTACAAGGCCGCTGGTGGCGGTTATAGGGATTGAGATGAAGGCCCCGCAAAAATCCCTAAGCGATTGGGGTAAACAAGATTGGACAACCAAAAGTGGCAAAAAATCTTCAGAAACTGGTGAGCGATACCTTCCAATGGCTGCGATTAAAAGCCTCAGCCCTGCTGAATATGCTGCGACGACCAAAGCCAAGCGTGCAGGAAAAGCCGCAGGAAAACAATTTGTAGCGCAACCAAAAAAGATTGCGCAAAAAACAGCCAAATATAGGTTTTGACTATGCCAAAAAACAATGCATCAATAGCTAAGTCTTTGAAGGCGGCTGGTTTTTATGAGCCGTCTAAAAAGAAGTCTGAGCGTTTGAACATCGTTAAAAAAGTTACAACCAAGCCTCAACGGGTAAAAATTGTTGACGAGGTGTTTGAGGGCAAGAAATTTAAAGATGGCGGCCCGTCGCTTGCAGTTGGTCGAGGTGAAAAATTGTCAGTGAATAAAGGTGCTGGTCTTACCCAAAAGGGTCGCGACAAGTACAATCGAGAGACTGGTTCACACCTGAAAGCACCCCAGCCAAAGGGCGGTCCACGCAAGGACTCGTTCTGTGCTCGGATGTCTGGTGTGGTCGAACATTCAAAGGGTGACGCACCACGCGCCAAGGCATCGCTGAAGCGGTGGGATTGCCCCGGCTGGTAAGGAACAACGATGGCATATTCTGGAACCACAGGTACGACCGTCGTAACGGTGCAAACGCTGATTGACCACGGCGCACGTCGCTGCGGCAAGTTGGCTGAGGAACTGACCTCGGAGCAGGTCCTGAGCGCCCGCGAGTCGTTGTTTTTTTTACTGTCCGATTTAATCAACATTGGCATTCAATATTGGGCTATCAGCAAAAAGGTATACGGCCTTCAGGCAAACAATTTTGTGTACAAGCTACCCTTGGGTGGCAACGACGTGCTTCAGGTCCTGTATCGCAGCATAAACCGCCCTACACCCAACGGCACGGGTGGATATGCGTCAAGCGCTGGTGGTACTGTTGCAAATGCATTTGACAGCAACGTTGATACCTCCTGCACACAAACATCAATAAATGGAAACATCTCAGTCAACTTTGGCACAAACAACCCCATCTACGTTGGATCAATTGGCGTGCTACCAAATGTTTCTGGCTCTTTCAACGTGGTATATGAGTATTCCACTGACGGAGCTACATGGAGCACGCTTTTGGCCCCCGGAGCGCAGACTTGGGTAAATAACGAATGGATTTGGACCGATATTGAGGCTGGCCAAACCGTTCAGTATTACCGCATTCGCGAGACGGGGGGCAACACCTTAAATCTGCGCGAGCTGTATTTTGGCAACAACTCAACCGAAATTCCTATGTCACGCTTGAACCGTGACGATTACACCAACCTGCCAAACAAGAATTTCACTGCAAACCAGCCATTTCAATATTGGTTTAATCGGACCATTCCGCAGTCGGAAATTTACCTGTGGCCAGTGCCATCTGACCCTTTTATTCAAATGACGGTGTGGTATTCGCGCCAGATCATGGATGTGGGCGACTTGTATGGTGAATTAGAAGTCCCGCAGCGCTGGTATGAGGCCGTGGTGATGATGTTGTCTCACAGGATGAGCTTGGAGCTGCCCGGCGTTGAGCCAGCGCGCACTCAGTACCTTGAGAGCCAATCTGACAAGTACCTGAGAAGGGTTGAGGAGGAGGAGCGCGACAAGTCGCCCATATATTTTGCCCCCAACATAAGCCCGTACACAAGGTAGCGCATGGCCATCTTTTTAGACACCGAAGGCTATTCGGACATTGCAATTGCGGTGTGCGACCGTTGCAAGATGAAGCGCCCGCACGCGGTAATGCGCAACGACCCTAACTTTCCGGGTCTTAGGGTGTGCAATGAAGGCTGCGCAGAGCAGCTTGACCCCTACAGCTTGCCTGCACGAAAAACCGAAAGGATAACGATTCGGTTTCCACGTCCTGATGTAAGCGTGGCGGTTGATCCCAACAATTTAACTGCTTCTGGCTCCTACGACGGTTACGTCCTGTCGCCACAGCAAAACATTCAGACCCCGTCCAACAACGGTAATCTTGATGGCTTAGAGGTTCAACCGGAGTGATATGGCAAACGTAACAATCACCGATCTGCCAGCGGCGGGGCCGATTACTGGAACCGAGTCAGTTCCCATTGTCCAAAATGGGCAGACTTTGCGCACCACCACGGGCGCGATTGCCGCATCCCCGTCGCAGCCTTACACCTACCTGACCGTTACCCAAACGCCTCAGTTAGCCAACAGCCGATATTTTGGTGCAACCAACGGCCTGACGTTGTCTGACGGGGGCGCTCAGAACGTGTTCAATATAACGACCACAGGCGCTCTTTTGTCGCTGGTGAACTCTGGTACTGGGTTTCAGGTAAAAACGTCTTCTACGGCCATTACAGGCCGTTCCATCGCCGTTTCTGGCGTGGGCCTGTCAATTGCTGACGGCAATGGTATTGCTGGCGATCCAACAATCACTTTGGCTGGTCAAGTTTTAAATTTGTCCAACCTGAGCGCCAACGGCCTGATGGTGATCACCACGGCTGGTGCTCTGTCGGCAACGTCAATCCTGAACGTGGTTGACCAGACCGCTGTGTTCAATGCAGACGGCACGGCTGGCAACCCCACCATTGGTTTGGCGTCCAACCCCATCATCCCCGGCACTGGGTCAATTTTTATCCCCGTGGGGACCACTGGCCAGCGGGCTTCTGGCGCAGACGGGAAGATCCGCTATAACAGCACCGACGGGGCCTACGAGGGCTATTCCACGGGCGCATGGCGTCAATTCTCGCTGTCTGGTGGCGTGACCTTGATCAATACAGGGACTGGGCTTACGGGCGGTCCTATCACAGGCTCAGGCACGAT